CAACAGAGCACTGTTATACAATTAACTGGCTACATGATATAATGGTTAATTATCCTGACAATTATCTAAAAATATATACGTATATCTTTTATATGACATGTCCTAATCCTGAGTTAAATCCATTTTTTAACATGCCTGATGATGATAAAGAAGATCTAATNGTAGAATCTATTGGGCTAGATGTATCAACAGATGATGACTTAATTGTCAAAGCAATTGAAAAATGTGATATATTGTACACAACTCCAACANTACGTGCGTATAATGGTATTGCAAAGATGTTAGATAACTTAAGTTATTATATGGGAACAGCAAACATTACAGCTGGTAGAGATGGTAACATTAATTCTCTTGTAGCTGCAGCCAAAAACTATGATGCAATTAGAGCTTCGTTTAAAGGAGCTTATAAAGATCTTCAAGAAGAACAAAACAAATCATCTGTTAGAGGGGGCCAAAGCTTAGGATATGACCAATTATGATCCAGAATATATAATTCCTACATGGGATAATGGAGAATGGACAACTACTTCATTTGATAGTCGTTTGGATTTATTAGCATTCTTAGAGCCCTTGTTTAAAGAACCTGGGTTATATGAATTTGATGAAACAGCGTTTGTATTTAATGAGCAGGCTCGTAAGTTTAAAGAACAAGGTGAGGTATACTGTATGTCTCCTTATATGAGTAGGGATTTCATTGCTTACTGGGATGATCAAAAAGTAAAATGTCGTAAAGGTGTAATATTTAAAAATGGAGAAAAAACTTGGTACTTACCACGTGACTACTACATGTGGCTNAACTTCCTTCCAATATTTGATAAGGAGAAAAAGAACTTTGACTTNGCAGGTATCCGTGATGCACAATATCACATGGCACTATACGAGTGCCTCGCAGAATTAAGTCACAAACATTGCAGCATTCTTAAGAAACGTCAGATAGCTTCTTCATATTACCATATGGGTAAGTTTATTAATCAGATATGGTTTGAACCTGGTGTTATACTTAAGTTAGGTGCATCTCTAAAAGACTACATTGGATTAGAAGGATCATGGAAGTTTCTAGATGAGTATCGCGCATTCTTAAATTCTAAGACAGCATGGTATCGTCCTATGAATCCAGGTAAGGTATTGACATGGCAACAAAAGATTGAAGTAACAGAGAATGGTAGAAAGCAAGAGAAGGGTCTCAAAGGAATGTTACAAGGCATGTCATTTGAGCAAACAGACACAAAAGGTGTAGGGGGTCCTTGTTCTTACTTCTTTTATGAGGAAGCAGGTATTGCTCCTACAATGAATAAAACTTTTGAATACCTACGTCCTGCAATGCAATCAGGTAGTATTACTACAGGATTATTTATAGCAGCAGGATCTGTGGGTGACTTATCACAATGTAAACCATTAGAAGACTTTACAATGCAGCCTGATGCTAATGGTATGTATGGGGTAGAAACAAATCTTATAGATGAAACAGGTGTAAGAGGTAGAACTGCACTATTTATTCCAGAGCAATGGTCTATGCCTCCATATATTGATATGTTTGGTAATTCTCTTATACAAGAGTCATTAGATGCTATTGCAGTAATGCGTGAGGATTGGAAGAAAAATCTATCTCCTGACATTTACAGGCTACGTATATCTCAGCATCCTATTAATATTAAAGAAGCATTTGCTTTCCGTGATGATTCAATATTCCCACTTCTTCTTGTTGCTGCTCAAAAGAAACGTATTGAAGACAAAGATTTCCCTTATGAGTACGTTGAATTAGAAAAGATGATGAATGGGGACATGAATGTTAAACAGTCTCGTAGATTGCCTATTATGCACTTTCCTGTAGATAAGAAGCTTGAAGATAAACGTGGAGTTATCATTGTATACGAAAGACCTGTTCCAGATTCTAAATGGGGTACATACTATGCATCAGTGGATCCAGTAGGTGAAGGAAAAACAACAACATCTGACTCACTCTGTTCTATACACGTATACAAGAATCCTGTTGAGGTTACTAGAATTACTGATAAAGGTGTAGAAAATCTAGCAGAAGGAGATAAGATAGTAGCATCATGGTGTGGTAGATATGATGACCTTACTAAAACACATGAACAATTAGAGCTTATTATTGAATGGTATAATGCATGGACCATTGTAGAAAATAACGTATCCCTTTTCATTCAACATATGATTGAAAGAAGAAAGCAGAAGTACTTAGTACCTAAGAATCAAATTGTATTTCTTAAAGATCTTGGTGCTAATAAATCTGTTTATTCTGAGTATGGGTGGAAAAATACAGGTACAATATTTAAAACTCACCTTCTTAGTTACTTAATACGTTGGCTTACAGAAGAAATAGATCAGGAAATTACTGATGATGGTACTATAGTTTCTACTACATATGGTATATCAAGAATAACTGATTATATGTCTCTTGTAGAGATGGAACACTATAGACCAGGTGCTAACGTCGATAGACTTGTGTCATTAGCTGCATTGATTGCTTTTGCTAAAGTACAGCAGTCTAATAGAGGATATAGTAAAAGAGTTGACGATACAAGGACTAAAAACTTGCATATGTCAGATAATTTGTATAAATTAAATAGTACTCCCTTTAGACATATGGGTAATCCAAAGGGAGGTCCTAGTGGAAGTAGATTACCTAGAATACCATATAGAAAACTTAAATAATGGAAATTTTAAACGCGCTTCAACTTAAAAAAGGCAAGAGAGCTGAATATAACCGCTTAGGTAATATTACTCAACCTCTTCAATTTTTACCTGTAAAGGATAAAGATGATGATTGGACAGCATGGAACATGGATTGGCTAGAATGGCAAGGCCTTAAGCATATTCGTAGAAATGCTAGAAGATTAATGAAGAACTATAAGTTGGCTAAAGGCATTATTGATAAAACTGATTACCTAATGGAATCAGATAATGAGTATAGAGAGATTGTAGATCAATTAGCAAGTGACTATCCTTCTGCATTAGAACTTAAGTTTTATCCAATCATTCCTAATGTCGTTAAAGTACTTACAGCAGAATTTGCTAAAAGAAACACACGTGTTAACTTTAGAGCTGTAGATGAGTATACTTATAATGAGATCATGGAAGCTAAAAGATCTGATATAGAAAATACTCTAGTAAAAGAAGCAGAACAGAAATTAGCTGCTAAGTTTATTGAGATGGGTGCTGATCCTAATGATCCAGAGATTAAAAAAGCAATGTCACCTGAAGCAATTAAATCTCTTCCTGAAATTGAAAAGTTTTATGCTAAAGATTATATCAGTCTATGTGAAGAGTGGGCATCTAAGCAACACATGATTGATGAAGAACGTTTCAAGATGGATGAGTTAGAAGAACGTGCTTTTGAAGATGTACTTATTACAGATAGAGAATTCTGGCATTTCCAAATGCTTGAAGATGATTATAATCTTGAGTTATGGAATCCTGTTCTTACCTTCTACCATAAATCTCCAGATGTACGTTATATATCTCAAGGTAACTGGGTAGGTAAAATAGAAATGCTTACTGCATCAGATATCATTGATAAGTATGGTTGGATTATGTCTCAAGAACAATTAGAATCTATTGAGGCCATATATCCTGTAAGATCTGCAGGTTATCCTATTCAAGGATATCAAAATGATGGTACTTACTACGATGCTACTAGATCTCATGAATGGAATACTAATAGGCCATCTTTAGAATATCGTCAGTTTACATCCATGTATGACAACTTTGTTTATAATGGAGGTGACATCATTAACTGGATCATGGGTGAGTCAGAAGACTACTATGATATGGGTACTGCACATATGTTACGTGTTACTACATCTTATTGGAAGTCTCAACGTAAAGTAGGCCATCTAGTTAAGATTGATCAAGATGGATCTGTAACTAATAAGATTGTAGATGAGCATTACAAGGTATTAGACAAACCTATTTATGATACTACCTTCTTTAAGAATAAAACAAAAGATAATGTTTTGTTTGGAGAACATATTGACTGGATATGGATTAATCAAACATGGGGTGGAGTTAAGATAGGACCTAATATGCCATCATGGTGGGGTATGCAAAACCCTGGAGGTATTAATCCTATCTACTTAGGTATAATGCAGAATAGAATTAAACCTATGAAGTTCCAGTTCAAAGGTGATAATACACTCTATGGTTGTAAGCTTCCTGTAGAAGGACGAGTATTCTCAGATAGAAATACAAGATCCATATCTCTTGTTGATTTAATGAAACCTTTCCAGATTGCATACAACATGGTTAATAATCAGATATCTGATATCCTTGTTGATGAAATTGGATCTGTTATTATGCTAGATCAAAATACACTTCCTCAACACTCTATGGGTGAAGACTGGGGTAAGAACAATTTAGCTAAGGCTTATGTAGCAATGAAGGATTTTGGTATGTTACCATTAGATACCTCAATTACTAATACAGAGAATGCACTTAATTTCCAGCACTTCCAGGTTTTAAATCTTGAGCAGACACAACGTATGATGTCTCGTGTTCAGTTAGCTAACTTCTTTAAACAACAAGCATTTGAGGTAATAGGTATTACTCCACAACGTTTAGGTCAGCAGTTAGGACAAACTAATACTGCTACAGGTATAGAACAAGCTATTGCAGGTTCATATGCACAAACAGAACAATACTTTACACAGCATTCAGATCACTTAATGCCACGTGTGCATCAAATGAGAACTGACTTAGCTCAATACTATGCATCTACTAAACCATCTATTAGAATGCAAGTAAGTACTTCTAATGATGAGCGTGTAAACTTTGAAATGAATGGTACTGATCTCTTAATGCGTGATCTTAATGTATTCTGTTCTACTAAAGCTAATCATAGAACAATCATTGAACAGATGAAGCAGTTAGCTATTTCTAACAACACATCTGGTGCATCTATCTATGATCTAGGACATATCCTACAAACTGACTCTATGGGTCATTTAAATAACATTCTTAAGGATATAGAAACTAAACAGCAAGAACAGAAGCAACAAGAATATGCTCAAGCTGAGAAGATGAAACAAATGGAGCTTGAAGCTATTGCTCAAGAAAAAGCTTCTGAAAGAGAATACGAACAAGTAGAAGCTGAAAAGAATAGAAGAAAAGATCTTCTTGTTGCTGAGATCAAAGCTTCAGGATTTGGAGCTATGCAAGATGTAAACAAGAATTTACAATCTGACTTTGTTGATCAAATGGAAACTATGCGTAAGACTACTGAGTATCAGGAGACTATGAATATGGATAGAGAAAAGGAAATCAATAAGGGGAATCAGTTTGCACAGAAAATGCAGATGGAAAAAGAAAAAATGAACCATCAAACAGATTTAAAGCAAATGGAAATGGATATAGCTAGAGAGAATAAAAATCGATTTGATGTAAGTTCTAAAAAACCTACAGAAAAGAAGAAGAACAAATCATAGCTATATAATGAGAAACTTTTAAATATATAATCACTTTATCTTAAATATATAAAAGTTAACTGATTAAATTTGCTTATATTAATAGTAAGTCAATAACTAAAACCAACAAAAAAAATGGCTGATGAAAAAACAAATGTCCAGGAAGTAGAATTTGACAACCTGGAAGATTTGTTAGGAGTGGGAAGTGAAAGTATAATGGTACCTACAGGATCTACAACGGTAGATGATAATAAGAAACCAGGTATCTTTTCACAAACTACAACTGACACAACGTTCCTTGACAAACCAATGGTAAATGATCCTGTACCTGGTACAGAGACATCTACTAGTGATGCAACTAAGGCTCCTGAAGTACCTACCCTAGAAGATCTTAACGAGCTTTTAGAATCAAGTATTGAAGAGTCATCAAAAAATCCTGGGGGTAGACCTACCCTTACAAAGGATGTAATGATTGAAACAGCAAATAAACTTATTGAAAAAGGTTTATTGTTTCCATTTGATGATGGCAAGAAGCTAGAAGAATACTCACAGGCAGATTGGGAAGAACTACTTGAAGCAAACTTCACTGAAAGAGAAGATCGTTTATTAGAAGAAGTACCTGCTACATTCTATCAAAGCTTACCTAATGAATTAAAGAGAGCTTATGAGTATGTAGCTAATGGAGGTACAGATCTTAAGAACATGTTTAGAGCACTTGCTGCTGCTGAAGAAGTAAAAGAGCTAGATCCAAAATCAGCTGATGGTCAGGAGAGTATTGTAAGATCATATTTACAAGCTACTCAGTACGGTACTGCAGAAGAAATTGAAGAAGAGATTGATGCTCTACGTGATAGAGGGGATCTTCAAACAAAAGCTGAAAGATTTAAACCACGTTTAGATCAAATGCAAGAACAACTTGTTCAGTCTCGTATTCAGCAACAGGAAAAAGCTAAGCAACAACAAGAAGCTCAAGCTAAGCTTTATCAAGATAATGTTTATGGAGCATTATCACAAGGAGAGCTTAATGGCATTAAGTTAGATAACAAAATGCAAAACTTACTGTTCTCTGGTCTTGTGCAACCTAATTACCCTTCTATTAATGGTCGTCAAACAAATATGTTAGGCCACTTACTAGAAAAGTACCAATGGGTTGAACCACGTCATGACCTAATTGCTGAAGCACTTTGGTTACTTGCTGACCCTGATGGTTATAAAACTAGATTACGCGAAGGTGCAGAAAAGTCAGCAATAGAAAAAACAGTTCGTCAGTTAAAAACTGAAGAAGCTACTAAGATCACTTCATCTTCTACAGATGATGAGGATAATAGAACTCCTTCAAGAGAACCTTCACGAACTTTAAACAGACCCAAAAAGAACTTCTTTGGAAGGTAAACAACATAAATTAATAATTAACAAACAAACACAAATCACAAATGGCAACTCCAGTTTTAAACAATGGTATATTCCTACGTGACACGCAGTACAATGCGTCATCTCACGTAGACTCATACCACCTTGTAAACATGCTGAAGGATGCAGAACCTATGGATTTAGGTCCTGTAGACATTTGGGCTATGACTCAAAAAGTTGAAATGCCCCTTTACCAAATGTCATCCTTTGGTGGTAAAAATGTTATCAACGTAGATAACGTAAGAGGAGAGTACAAGTGGCAAACACCTGTAGCTCAAGATCTAGCGTATATCATCGAAGATATCGAACCTCAAAACATTGTAAAAGGTGTTGATGGTAACACATTCAAAATCAAGCTGAACAAGCGTGAATTTGGACATGGTGACATCATTACTTATGACAAGTACAATGGTGTCGAGCTTTACGTAGTACCTGAAGAAGATATCCTTCCTATTGGAGATGGATTTATCTACACAGTACAACTTGTAAATAACGACAACTACAAATTTATGGATAACAAGTATCTTGCAAATGGTACTAAGTTCTTCCGTAAAGGTTCAGCACGTGGTGAATATGGAGAAAGATTCTCTGATATTCAGACTAAGTCAGGTTTCCGTGAATTCTACAACTTTGTAGGAGGAGCTGAAGCACACGTTCATTACTCTATTTCATCTCGTGCAGACATGATGATCAAAGGAGGAATGAATGCAGATGGTACTATCCCTGTTACTGAAATCTGGAGAAACTTTGACAAATCTATGGATCCAGCAGTGTCTAACATTGAGGACATGGTTGCTAAGATGGGTAAAGATTATGTTAAACGTGCAATTGGAAATGGTGATTTATCACGTACTTTCTTAACTTCTATGGAAGCAGCGCATTTAACTAAGATTGCTACAGATATTGAGACTTACTTAATGTGGGGTCATGGTGGTAGATTACGTCAAGATGGTCCAGATGACTTACGTTTATCTGTAGGTTTATGGAAGCAGTTAGATAGCTCTTTCAAAAGAGTATACAACAAGTCTAGCTTCTCTCTTGAGTTATTCCGTTCAGAGCTTTATAACTTCTACGCAGGTCGTGTTGAGTTTCAAGGTCCAGATCCTAAACGTCAACTTATTGTACAAACAGGAATTGGTGGAATGAGAATGGTTAATGAGGCTATCAAACGTGAAGCTGCATCTTCTAACCTTTCTATCCTTGCTGCTGATATTGGTGCAATCACTAATAAAGGTATGGATTTAGGATTTGGATTTGCATATACTAGCTATATCATCCCTTTCCTTGCTAACGTTAAGTTTGTTCTTAACCCAGCATTTGATAATATCCATACTAATGATATTGAGAACCCAATCATCGATGGTAATCCATTATCTTCTTATAACTTCATTATCTTTGATATCACTGATAACACTAACGACAATATCTATTTGTTGAAGTTATCTTGGGATAATCAATTGAAGTGGTGGTATCAGAATGGTACTATGGATTACATGGGACGTAGCCAAGGATTCCAATCTTCAGGTCAGTTTAATGGTTATAGAGTTTACATGACTCAAACTATGCCAGCTATCTGGGTTAAAGATCCAACTAAAGTTCTTAAGATTGTTATGAGAAACCCAATCACTGGTGGATCATTCTAATTCATAAAAACAATAAGGGGGAGAGTAAGTGCTCTCTCCCTTTTTATTTAACAAACAAAAACCAACAAACAAATGAGCTTAACATTAATTACTAATGGTCCTTCATCTACAGGGCCTATTTCGATCAAACCTTTGATCAACCCTGATTCTGATAACATGGGATTACAGAATTATAATTTATCTCTATTCCCTGGTACATTTCAAGAAGAACAACTTGCGTGTTTAGAAAAGAATGGTATCAAGAGATATGTTACAGGATTAAATGAATTTGCTCCTGAAGTAAAGAACATTAAAGACCCAGAACAAAGAGCTGCTATAATTAAAGATATACGTGAAACAGTAGCATTGTTAGAAAGAGAATTAGCAACTAATATTATTGATCCAGAGGATGAAGATTTTTGGACAAAAGTTAAGTTACTAAAACCAGATAATGATGAGTTTTGGACTAGGATAACAGTAAGATGTGGCAATGAGCCTTTATTTCTTAATCCTAAGACTGACCCATTTGATTTAATTAAATTAAAAGCAATTGAAGCAGGTGGCTTTTCAATAGTTGCAAAAAGCTGGGAAGATGCTCAGAATATGGCAAAGCCTCCTAAGTTCTTTTTAGATAAAACAATTGACTCAGTTGCATCAAGAACTCAAACTAAGAAACTTCGTAATAAATCTCTTAGTGAACTTGATAAACTATATAGTAAGAATATTAACAAACTTATGTATGTATGTAAGATTGTTGATGCGCATAGTGCACAGTATAAAAAATCAACTCCAATTGATATCATGTACGAAAACATGGATACATATATTAATGGAGAAGGTATTGAACGTAATGAGTTAAGAGCAGCTGAATCATTCTTGAAAGCAGCAGCACTTGATATGGAAACACTAAAACTTAAAGCTCTAGTTAAAGATGCTAGCTTCTACAAAGTTTTAGCTCCAAGAGCTGATGGTATGATTTACCATTTACAAACATCAACTATGATGGGTAGAAATGCTTCAGAGATTGTTGAGTACCTTAGAAATCCACTAAATGAAAATATTTTAGTAGATATTTTGAATACTATAGAGCCTATGTGGAATGAATAATGTATATTATAGTATAAACATATAGATTACTGAGCCATTATGAATGGCAAAACTGTGGAACTTATAATTTGACATATAATGAAAGCAACGACAAAAACAGTTGGTAAAAAACCAATGATGAAAGCTAAAAAAGGGATGACTGTTAAAGATCCTGGAAAGGGTACTTTAGGTAATCTAAGTGCAAAAGTTGCTGGTGTTATTGGCACTGGTGTAGCTGCTATTGGTACTGCTATTCAAGCTCGTAAAGTAAAAAAAGCTAAAGAAGCTGAAGCAGCTAAGAAAGCAGAAGAGATGAAGGCAGCAGAAGGTGTAAAGAAAAGAGGTGGTGCTATTAAAAAAACATATGGTGGCAAGATTATGAAATCTGGTGGAACTAAGAAAAAATAACAAACATGAAAAATACAAACACAAAAGTAGTAGCTTCTAAGAAAGCTACAGGACGTGTAGGAGGAACTAATGCTCCAGTACATGCTGAAAAGAATCCTACTCGTTATACAGGAGGAAAGAATGCAGGTTCTATTCCTAAGAAAGGTCAAGGTAGATAGTCATGGCTATCAACAAAAATAAAGCTGCAAGAGTGAGCCCTGTAACTGTGGCTCTCTCTGCATCTAAAAAAGCTGCTAATCAGTTTATATCACCATTTAAAAAAGGCGGTACTAACACAAATATACCTAAAGGTTTTCATAAAATGCCAGATGGTACTATTATGAAAGACTCTGCTCATAAAATTAAAAAAAGTAAAATAACAAAACGTAAATAACAAGCAGTATCATGAATAATCCAATAGGTAAAGCAAACAAGATAGCAAGGCTTCAAAAAAAAGAAGACAAGCTTGTCGCTAGAGGCAATAAAGCTGTAGATGAAGGTAGAGATAAAAAAGCTGATAGACTTTTAAAACGAGCAGCTAAAACTGAAAACCGTAAAATTAAAACAGCTGAGATGAAGAAAGGTGGCTCTACTAAAAGGAAAAAGTAATGCCTAAAGATGCTTGCTATAGTAAAGTAAAAGCACAGTACGCTGTGTTTCCTTCAGCTAGAGCTTCTCAAGCTATTGCTAAATGTCGTAAAGGCAAAGGTCAAGTAAGAAAGACTAAGAAGGGTACAGAGCTTAAAAGATGGCAATCAGAAAAGTGGCAAGATACTAAATCAGGTAAAGCTTGTGGAGCAGGTGGTAAAAATGAATACTGTCGTCCTACTAAAAGAGTATCAAAGGATACACCAAAAACAAAGAGTGAATTAACACCTTCTAAACTGGCTGCTAAAAAAGCTGAAAAGTCAAGAGTAGGAATGGGAAGAAGAATAACAAAAGCATAAGAATCATGAAAAAGAAAACTGCATCAAATCCACTTAAATTCTTCAATGATAATAAAGCTAAAGCTTATAAGAGAGGTGGTGATGTTATGAAGGCATTTAAGAAGTCATTACCTACAGCTCAAATGGGTACAGGCTATGTTAATGATATGAATTACTATGATCCAAAAAAGACTATAGCTGATAGCTTACGAATTAATAATTCATATCCACAATATAAAATGGATAATAATGAAGGTTTGACATTTATACCTAAACCTAAACTTAAACCAGTAAATAACTCTGGTCCAGGTTCTGGAATGGGAAGCATGTATATGAATGAAATGTTAAATGAAATTCCTATGAATAAGAAAGGTGGTGCAGTAAAAAAGAAAAAGAAATAGTCATGGCAATATCTAGTAAGAATACAAAGAAGTCAGAATGTGGAGATAAGGTTAAGAAATCTTTTCAAGCAGGAATGAATGTAGGACGTAACATGAAGAAACCTAATTCTAAAAAGAAAAAGTAATGGCAAAGACAGCTGCATGGCAAAGATCTGAAGGAAAGAATAAGACAGGTGGTCTTAATGCTAAAGGTGTTGCATCTTATAGAAGAGAAAATCCAGGAAGCACTTTGAAAACAGCTGTTACTACTAAACCTTCTAAGCTTAAAGCTGGAAGTAAAGATGCTAAAAGACGCAAATCATTTTGCGCTAGAATGTCAGGGGTTAAAGGCCCTATGAAAGATGAAAAAGGAAGACCAACAAGAAAGGCTCTTTCTTTAAGAAAATGGAATTGTTAAACTAAAATATATAAATCATGGCAAAAATGGGATGTGCTTCTTGTGGAGGCAGTATGAAAAAAGGAGGAACTAAAAAACCTGTTATGCGTGGAGGAGGTAAAATAGCAACTATGAAAACTCCAACCTACAAAATGGGTGGTAAAACAAAAAAAGGATAAAACCATGGCTAAGACAAAGAAAGCTAAGATGCCTAAACTTGGATCAGGAGAAAGATTTAAAGCTCTTTCATCTAAGATCCAGAAGGCAGGTAAATCAAAAGACGCAGCTAATGCTATAGCTGCTGCTATTGGTCGTAAGAAATATGGCAAAAGTAAGTTTCAAAAATTAGCAGCAAAAGGTAAATAATGGATAACGTTACTATACAAATAAAGATTAAACAGCGACTTAATAAGTTGGCAAGTCAGGATTATGATAATCTTGAATGCTGGCATATTGTAGAAGCTTTTAATAAAGGTATGGTAAGCTGGTGTCGTAGAAACCTTCATGGTAATAATTTATATAAGACAGGTGACGAAGGATCTAAAAGAAGAATAGATGACTTGCAAATATTACTTACTGAGATTTCTATTGACTTATCTAAAAGAGACCTATACTACGAATACCAAGATCTTCCTGACAACTATTTTGAATGGAAAAGATTAAGCGCAGATTCTACTACAAATTGCTGTGGTAAAAGAAGAATGGTCATTTACCTAGTAGAAGAAGCTAACGTAGATTTGTTGTTAAGAGACCAGTATAAGAAACCTAGCTATGAGTGGGGTGAAACATTCTGTACTCTTAAAAACAATAAGATGCGTATTTACACTAATGATGAATTTGAAGTACCTAAAGCTAAGTTGACTTATTATAGACAACCTAGACGTATTCAAATTTTAGGATGTGTAGATCCTTACACTAATGTAGTATCAACGGTTGAGGTACAGTGTGAGTTTAAAGACGACCTAGTAGAACTGTTTATTGATGAAGCTGCTAAAATAATTGCAGGAGATATTGAATCAGTTAACCAAGTAAGCATTCAAGATAACTCTGTAGAAAACAATAACTAATGGAAACAAAAAATAGAATATTAAAAAGACCTGATAATGCACCTATGACTAATAGAATGCAAACAACAATCAGTCAACCTAAGTCAGAACCTGCTAAACCTCAACCTACTCCAGATGCAGGAGTTGGGGGTAGTTCTCTTGATACAATGGTAGCAGCTTGTGCTATGGAATTAATGAATGCTAGAAACAGCTTTCATAAGCTACATTTAAAAGTAACAGGTGAAGGATCTTATGCTGCCCATGTAGCAATAGGAGATTTTTATGATGGCTTACCAGGACATGCTGATACATTAGTAGAAGGATATCAAGGAGTATCTGAAAAGATTCTTACATGTAAAGATGTTGCATGTAGAACTCTTGATACAGTTGCAGATGGTGTAGCATATCTTAGAGATATCTATGCTATGGTAACTAAACTACAAGGTATGTTACCTTATTCTGAAATAGTAAACAATCTAGATTTAGTAAAGGATTCAATAAACTCTACTAAATATAAATTACTTTTCTTAAAATAATTTGGATATTAGGATAAATTATCCTATATTATATATGTATATTTATTTATTAACAAAAACAAAAAACAATGGCTTATTTTAATCATGCGTTTAAGAAAACGTTTTTAGCTACTGGGGTCGAGTATAATTCTCAGGCTTTTACTGATCCTGTTACTGGTGCTGGTTACACTATTACAACTGACAATGGGTATTTAACAACAAATGGTGTTCCTACTTACATGTTAAATGTAATGTCTCAAGCACAAGAACAAGTGCCTTACTCAGGTCCAGCATCTTTATCTACTTGGACAAGTGGGTATGTAGGATTATTTGATCCTAAAACTAATTTATCATTGAATCTAGAAAATTGTTGTAATGTATATCTTGCAGGTTCTGCAATTTATAGTAACGACAAGATTGGTCCTTTTCATGGAGGTTATACTGAGACTAACAAGTCTAAGATGATCAATCCTAAGTATGTACAAAAATTCTATCGTGTAGATCCATGTGCTCCTCAAAATGAAGTAGTTCACGTTGGTTCAACTTTCTGGACTGCAGGTGGTGGTATTACAGGTTTATCAATTGATAACAATGGTGCAACATATACAGCTGGTGTTTATTCATTAATAGGAGGTTCAGGTGTTGGTGCTACTGTGTCTATTACTGTTGATGGTGGTGGTAACGTATTTACTGTTACAGTAGTTAATCCTGGTAAAGGATATGAAGATACAGATACAGGTCTTGAAATCGATGGTGGTGATGGAAATGCTACAGTTGATGTAACTGGTGTAACTACTCCTGGAACAAACTACGTAGTTACTGCTGGTGATTGCTGTAAAGAGTTCTTATGTGGTGAAACTTACTACTTACGTGTAGATATCAAAGGTTCTCCTGCATTACGTTTCTTAAATCACAATGCATACTATACTGCTGAAGCTTACACAGGATGTTGCCCTGCAGGATCAATTGCACCAAGTGCAGTAGATTCTACTGAAGTAATGATTCTTTGGGCTAATGCTTTATTGCGTTATGAGCTTACAAGACCATTTATTCAAATTGTAATTCAAGATGAGGCTGGTGTTCTATGGTATGCTCCAGGAACTTCTGCTGCTGATTTAGCTGCATTAGGTGGAGATACATGGGATAACTATGTATCTGCAGGACATACTCCAGGAGCATGTGCAGGTATGATCTTTAACGGTGCTTATGTTGATACTAAGTTTGGAGATTGTACATTCCAAGTAACTGACTTCTTCGAGAAGCAACCAGTTAAAATCTTCCCATCTGAAGTAGATTTAAATGGTGATCCTTGTGCATTTACAGGAATCTGTGCAGTAATTGAATGTGAAGGTACTCAAGCACAAGGACTTGGTGAGCAAGTTTTACGTGATGTAATCCTTTCTGAATCTTACCGTCAAAACTTCTTTGCAAGTAATGACCTACGTATTCGTGAAATTACTCAAGGTAACCAATTAGTATCTGCAATCAATCGTAATGCATTGTATACTAAATACTACTTGTTACATAACGTTCCACGTTTCAATAACCCTACTGGAGTATTTGATAATGATCGTTACTTATTAGAAGTAATTTCATTAGATCCTTTAACTGTATTCCAGGGTGATGTAAATACTTGGTTAGAAGGATGTAACAATGAGTGTGCATTTGAAGAGTTTACATGTATAACAGAATGTTCTTCAATTCAGTTTCCTCCAATTCCTGCTGGTAAACCAGTACCACCAAGACCAGGATTATAATAGAATACAATAATTAATCAAAATAAGAAACGGGAGAGTGAGAGTATATTTCTCCTCTCCCTTTCTTTTTATATCTTAGCATATGGCAAGTCATAAATTAAGTTTAGAAGTTCCTGATGTACTTAACACATGTGTATTAAAAATATTTGATACAAGTGTTTATGCTATTCCTCTTACAGTTACATGTCCTATATTAGACGTTACTGTACCAGGCTTTAATTATGCATCTCAAATTAGTGTTGCAAGTAATTTTAATTTATCATTGACAGCTTGTGATTTAGGATTACAAACTACTGGCTGTGATACTTCAGAATATGCTGCATTGCCTGATGGCATATATATTATTAAGTATAGTGTGTCACCAAATGAATTTGTATACGTAGAATATAACCATATGCGTATTACACAAGCACTCAATAAATATTATAACGTTCTTTGTCAGCTAGATGTAGCAGATTGCGAACCACCAGCTCACATAGAAGCAAAGCTTAATAAGCTTAGAAAGATTAAGATGTATCTTGAATCTGCAGTGGCTAAAGTAGAATACTGCCATGAGCCAGATAAAGGAATGCGTATTTATAAATATGCAGTCAAACTTCTTAATAAAATGGATTGTAAAAACTGTTAATAAAATAAACCAATGGCAACATGCTCTAATTGCAAAAAATCTCTTTCATGCGGATGTCAAAAAAGAAAAGCATCTAATGGAACAATGGTATGTACTAACTGTATTAGTGCATATGAAAAAGCTAATAGACCTAAATCTACAGTTACAACAAATCATGGATTACCATTACCTGTTACTGAATGGACTACTGAACAAATGCAGTCTGCAGTAAGTAGGTTAAATAATTTTAAGAATAAACTAAAAGGTTAAAATATAATGGCAGCTGCTCCATATTATAGATTTACTCCATGCTGTGGTGGTCATCCTATTTCTTTAAAGGTAACAGATCAGTTTGGCAATATTGTGGTATTTGATAATTTACCAAAAGTATATCAATATCAAGGAGCACCTTATGCAGATAGCATAGGACCATACTATTTATTAACTGATCAATGTTATTTTGTAGAGCAGGTACAAGGTGATGCACCAGTAGTTGCTAACTTTAATGATTGTCCTGCAGAAGTAAACTTTAGTGAGACAACACATGAAACATGTGCTCAAGCAGCAGAAGATCCTAAATGTAACTGTCCTGATGTATATGAATTTATATCATGTTGTACAGGTGAGTCTACTATATATAATGTAACAGGATTATCAACTGGAGATATAATTAGTGGATCTACTTATTTAGTTGCTTTAGATGTATTAGATTTTACAACAGCAGGTTGCTACACGATTATAGAAACATCAGTTCCTGATCCAGCATTGTTACCAACAATTGATATATTTAATATTGATGGTATAATAGGAGAGGATGGATGTGATGAGTTAGTATGCTTTTTACTATGCCAAGAATGTAGATGTCAAAACTTTCAAAATGGTCCTACAGAAGGAGGATTTTATGTTGGTTACACCTGTGATCTTGAATTAGTATCAATTGCTAATGGTAATGGTGTTGGAAGTGAATTTCCAATAGTACAATACCCAGGAGATCCTACACAATATCCTTTAACTGAAGGTATATGTCTTGCATATTGGGTAGAGCAATCACAAGGCCTTATTAGAACAGATAGTGGTCTATGTGATATAGTTTATTGGAATGGTGAAGGAATTGAAGCAAATTGCCCTATATATTACAAGATAGTTAATTGTGCAGATAGTAATGAAGAGTACTGTGTATCAAATGATTTATCAGTTGAGTATTCTTCAAATGAAGTACTTACAGTTGCAGGTGTAACATTTGCTAATAAGTGTTGGAGAATAGAACAAACTCTTCCATGTCCACAAACAATAACTATTTCATTTACAATAACCCATGCTAGTTGTGCTGATTGCTTAGATAAGCTTGCAACAAATTATGAGTTAATCAATTGTAATGATGGTGAGATAATTGTTTATACAAGTAGTGATTTACAAGCTTATGTTGGTTCTTATATTACATTAACTGAATATCCTGGAGATTGCTGGTTTGTACAATTATTGAGTTCTTCAATACCAAGTGATATAACTGTAAGTGTTAATCAAGAATTTTTAAATTGTGAAACATGCTCTGGACCTCAATACTTATTAGAGGACTGTAGCACTCTTAATCCAGATCCTGATATTATAACTAATACAGATCTTTCTGCATACATAGGACAAGTTATAACACTTCTTAATTGCCCAGATAAGTGTTGGATTGTTAGTGAAACAGATCCTATACCTAATCCTCAGCTAGTAAATGTTACTGCAAATTACGTAGATTGTGAAGACTGTCTACCTGTACCACCAGAACCTATACCTCCTGTATACAAATATAAAAGTATAAGACCAGGATATGATACACCTGGATGCTCTCCTGAAAAGTTTGAACGTATATTATGTAACTTCTCTGAAGCAATGTATCGTCAAATTATGGTAGATGCTTATGGTATTACACCATGTTGTGGAGAAGATGATATTCAGTATGAAATCAGATATGAATTAATTAAACTTAAAGCTATTCAAGATCCTGATTTCAATTGTCAATTAACTAACTCATGTGATTGTACAACATCAGCACCAGGATTAACTCCATGTGTGCCTACACCTGTACCACCTGTTGTATGTCACATTTATGAAGTAACTGTTCAGTCTGCATTTGATAGTTCTTTTATCTATACAAATTGCTCAGGTAATCAAGTAAGTCAACCTACAATAGGTAGTAAAGCACAAGTTCAGTATAGTATATGTGCAATTGCTGGTCAAGTTCTCGTGCCAGGGGTAAATATGGATTCATTTACCTGGACAGAGACAGCTACTAATTGTACTACTTAATTAGGATAATAACTTAAAATTTCTTATATTATATCATATGAAGCCTTTAAACTTAAATAAAGAAACTTGTAATCCAATATCATCTAACTGTGTGGTATGGCAAGGACCTGATATTGCATGCATTAAATTGTGTAAAGGCGATTCTGTGTCTGACGTAGTTGCTAAATTAGCTACTGAACTTTGTACTATACTAGATACTCTAGATGTACAGAACTATGATTTAGCATGCTTTAATATTACTGCATGTGGTCCACAGAATTTTCAGCAATTGATTCAATTTCTTATTGATCAAATATGTGCACTTCAAGATGTACCTCCAACTAATCCTCCATCTACAGGATGCCCTGATTGTTTAGTAACAGTTAACATGCCTTGTTTTGAAACTGAGTTTCCTACAGGAGTTGCTCAACTTACGGATTATGTAAATGCTATTGCTGCCAAGTTATGTAGCCTTATATTACAAATAGCTGCTTTACAAAATGCAATTGTTGATCTTAATGACAGAGTAACTATTATTGAAGGTTATTTCCCATTACCTACTCCTACAGAACCAGAAGTTATACCTGCAGCATGTTTAGGACTTCCTTTAGTACTTACTCCAATCAGTACTGTACTCACTACATTAAGTACAGAGTTCTGCGATCTACAGACAGCAACAGGAACACCTACTGAAATCATTGCAGCATATATCTCTCAGTGTGTTAATAGTACTGATGCTGCATTAGTATCTCAATACTCTTCACCAGGAACTCAAATGGGTACAGAGTATCCTACATATGTAGTAGCTCCTTCTTCTTTAGCAGATGCTATTACTAATTTATGGTTGGCTATATGTGATACAAGAAATGCAGGTAAGCAATTATCTGTGGTTGGTGCAGGTGTTAATACATTAGTATCTACTGCTGTAGCTGTTGTAGGTGATAATCAGGTTACTACTTACACAGTAGATGCAGAAATTGATATACAAAATGAAGGTGTATCACTTACAACAACTCCTCAATCAATAAATTTTGTGGGAGATCTTGTAAATGCAACTGCTGTAGGAGATGATGTAACTGTCACTATAGCTACACTAGGAGGAATGTTAGCACAAGGAACTCCAGCTAATATTAATAGCCTTGCTTATTCATTGGGTAATGTAATATGTGCCCAGGCTGTACAAAATATTTCTGAGCAATATGATGATGATAATGCATATGCTGCAGGAGTATGGACATGTCCAGCTACTGGAAGATATGACATAAGCTGTTATGCGCATTACTCAAAAGATACAGATGATGGGTGGTTTGATCCTTTAAATCCTGGTGGTATGTTTGGTGTAGGTATCTTTACGTCAATAGGATGTAATTTCTATTGTACAAATTGGATGACAATAGTAGGCATTCAAAAGCATATTGATATCACTGCACAAGCAATGGGTATTGTTATTCCATTTGGAACACAATTATCTGTTAAAGTTATTAATCAAACAGGATTTAATTACACATCAAATTCAGGAGATACACTTAGATTTTCAGTACAAAGAACTAAATAATAAAACATTATATCATGAGTTGTCAAAATTGCGGATGCCAAAAAACATTATGTGGATGTGAAGATACTCCACTAACTACCCCAGCTCCATGTAATCCTATAGGGTGTCCTGATCCATACCCATGTAGTGAAGTTATCAATGCAGAATGTGTTATTTATACAGGTAACGATATTTTATGTAGTCAAGATGTAGTTGTATCACAGGATACAAATATAGCTGATGCGTTAAATCAAGTAGTAGATTATTTCTGTGCAAACGCAGGAGGATCAGATACAGTAGTTGCAGCTGGAGATAATATTGGAGTTACTTCAAATACAGTAGGTAATACAACAACATATACTGTTTCTGGTAAAGAAACTATTGTTACAGCTGGAGCAAATGTTATGGTTAGTAGCATTACAACTGGCAATGATACAACATATATTATAGATGCACAATGTGCTATGACTGTAAGAATTGGTGCAGGTCAAGTTGCAAGAACAATAGAAGCTACAGTTACAGGAGGACTAGCACCTTATACGTATGCATGGGAAATGGCAGACTTCATTGGAGGTACAGTTCAGTCTATGTGGACTTTAGGCGCTAGTATAACACCAAATGTTGTAGAGCCAATTATAAATCCCGCTATTGTAAATAAATTTGATGCATGTAATGCTCCAAATACAGGGACCATTGGATTAGCAAAAGTAATAGTAACAGATGCTAATGGATGTATTGCACAAGATACTTTCTTATTAATAGATATTGCCTGTGTATAAAATATTGTCGTAGTTTGTTGGTTTATTCTGCGATTGACAAAGGGACCCTGGGATTAATTTCTCAGGGTTCTGTTATTTAACTATATTTGCTAAAATAGATTATTTTTCGTATATTACTTATATAGTATGAACAAGGTATTTAAAAGACCAGATATAAACGCACCAAGATTCAGAGAGAAGAGTGTGCATGTGTTAAACGTGAAACTTTACAAGAAGTTTAAAAAGAAGTTTCCTGAGCACGATATAAGTTATGCTGACTTTAAAAATATTATTAATACATATAATGTTAAGTTAGGTGAAGGCATAATAGAGTATAGAGATGGTGTTGAGTTACCTGAAAGTTTAGGTTATATATTTATTGGTAGCTGTGCTGCAATGATGACTAGGCCAAACATAGACTACAAAAAGTCAGTTGAGTATGGTATCCTTACTACACACAAAAACTGGAATAGTGACAACAGGTTGATGAAGATCTTTTTTACAAACTACTTAGTCAAGTATAAAGTAAAAAATAAACAGATATGGTTGTTCTCTGGTAATAGGGACTTTAAGCGTAAAGCATCTCAGCATTATTCTGAAGATTGGAACAAGTACATAATGGTTGATTCTAAACAAAAAGTATCAACAGTATTTAAAGAGAATATACATAAGTTGCATGAAAAGTTAAAAGTTAACAAGATTGCATCTGAAGGATATAACGAATTTGATTTGTAATATGACAACAATAAACGATGCTGTATCTAGAGTAAGAAACGTTCTTAAGAGTGTTAAGGAGGATGTATTTATGACTGATAGATTTATCTACAGCGTTATCCTCAAGTATGCTAAAATGCTTATTCGTAGACAGGATAATGAAATGAAGATCTTTCGTGTGCAGAGTTTATTTAAAAACTTGCCGTGTGTAGAGCTCATAGAAGTAGATAAGGTAGAAGCATGTTGTACAGGGATTAAATCTGGATGTACAATTATGCGTACAAAAGATCGTCTACCTGCTGTATTAGATGGTGCTTATGGACCCATCATTAGAACAGTAGCTTCAATAGATGGTTCTATCTTAGTATATCATACATATCCTTCTGCTTATGTACGTCTTACTCATTCATCAGGATATAAGTATAACAAGAATCAGTACTACTGGTTTTTAGATGGTTACTTATATTTACCTAATGTAGCTTGGGAAGCAGTTAGTGTTACAGCATTATTTGAAGAGAACATTTCAGTATACTCTTGTTCTGAGACTGATGACTGTGCATTAGCACAAGATAGACAAATGCCTGTACCTGAATATCTATTTGCAGAAATAGAACAATATACAATTAAAGAACTACTTACTGCAGGCCAAATACCTGTTGATAGTTCTGATGACTCACAAAACATATTAAGATAATGGGCATTTTTAACTACACACTTAAGTATAGAACTTTTGATGATCTTGTCTCAGATGTAGCAATTGACTTTGAAAAGTTTGACATAGAAGGTATGATACAGCCTCAGACCTTAATTAAGATAGCTCGTAAAGTTAATTATGACCTAGGTCTAAGAATTTATCAAACTAAAGAAGTTGTACTAGAAGTAGAAAAGGGTTACGTTAAACTACCTGATGACTTCTATGTATTTAACTTTGGCCTTATGTGTGGTGAATACGAGGAGAAGGTTCTATTACCACAAGGTACTCACGTAGAAGAAAGGTTGTTAACTCCAGAGTATAAATGGCAACCTGATACAATAGATACATGTACAATACAAACTGCTACACCTAAGTGTCAAACATGTAATGCATCTACAGATCCATGTAACTGTACTATACCTAAACCATGTGTACAATTAGATTGTAAAGGTAATGAGTATAGCCTAGTACAAATACTTTCTTATGCAACAAGAACATATAAGTTCTTACGTCCTCTTAGGATGCTTGCTAATCCAATGTCTATTGATTGTGATTGTCCTAATCTTTACTGGGAGAGTCCTGATTCTGCATGGATTAAAGATGGGTATCTATATACTAACTTCCCTACAGGTAAAGTATACATGAACTATCAGGGTAACCTACAGGATGATAATGGTAACCTACTAGTACCAGATCATGAGAGACTAAATGAATATTACGAGTATGCTTTGAAAAAGAGAATACTTGAAAATCTAATCATGAATGGTGAAGCTATTACACAAATGCAAGTACAGCTTGTAGAGGATGGATATAAGAGAGCTCGTAATGATGCTAAGAGCTTGGTGAATACTCCTAACTTTGCTGAACTTAAAAAATTGTTTGAGTCAAATAGAAAAGCACAGTATCATAAGTACTTTGATATGTTTAGAAGCTATCCAGGGCCTTATGGTTCTTATAGAAATATATAATCTGAATTATAATGGCTAAGAGTAAAAGAGGAGCTAATCAAAATACTACGGGTGTACAAGCACAGGGGTTTACTAAAGCGCTGGTAGAAGACGTTAGTAATTACCTTGTAGATGATAGCTCATGGACACAAGCTAGGAATGCTATTAATAACTCTAAGAGTGGAGATATAGGATCACTAGGTAATGAATCATCTAATACCTTCTGTATTGCTATTACTTCTGATGGTACACCTACAGGTATACCATTGACTATTATTGGAGCTGTGCATATAAAGGCTGATACTTACGTGGTGTTTAGTACTGATGAT